GTGGAAGGTCGCGATGGATGCTTCGAAGGTCTCTGGCTTCTTATAGATGAAACGCCCCGGTGAGTTGTCGAGCCCCAGCTTTGGTGACAACTTGATCGAGAACGAGCGCTCATGATCCATGAAACCAGCGATACCGCCCATTTTCTGTGCAGCGGCCATAGCGCGTGTCGCGATTGCCGTTTTACCTGCTGATGGTGGCCCGGCAATTTCGATCACACGACCGACAGGGAAACCACCTGCCCAATCTGCGTTCGATGCGTGGTTCAGAACCGGAAAGCCGGTATCGAGAAACTTGGTGGGCGTTGCTTCTTCGTCATTGGTCAGACCGACGCCTGCCAGAGCATTTACGATGTCCTGCGGTGATGATGTTTTAGCCATATAGCTAACTCCTTGGTGAATGATTAGGTTGTCGGATTGAATGCCGGAAAGACACGCAACCAATCGTCGAACTCTTGCAGAATGGATTTGAAGAGCAGGGTCTCGCAGAACCGCTCCATTTTGTGGTGTGACGGGACGCCCTTATCGAGCGTCATGCCAGTGGGTGCGGGACGCGCCGCTGTGCGCAAGTCCATCAACAAGATGTTTTCCTGAAACTTCAGCGCCTTTTGTTCATCTTCAACCAGCGCTTTAAGTTTCTTTGGTAGTTTGTTGAAATCTATGGACTTTTCAAGACACACCATGTTGATGAAGTCCGTAAAGCTGCCATATTTATTGAGAAAGTCTTTTGCGCCCTTCTCACCGATGCCACCTACGCCCGAGCCTTTGCCTAGATCACCGTCGTCACCAGCGAGTGCCTTGACCTCAACAAACTGGCGCGACGTCGCAACACCTGTAAACTCCTCAAAGTTTTTGTGCGTGACGGTGCGTTTGTTGATGAAGTCGTGCCATGTCACATTCGGCCCAACAAGTTGCAACCAGTCCTTGTCGCCGGTCATAAGTTTGACAGTTTCACCCCGCGCTGTGAACTTGTCTGTGAAGATCGCCGCAAGGTCGTCAGCTTCCATATTTGCCGCCGAAATCTGAGGAACACCGATATAACCAAGCGCCTGCTTGATGTAAGGAACCTGCTTGCGATACGCATCTTTGGCGGCTGCTTGTTTGATCTGATATAGCTTTTCGACCACATCGCGATGCTCCTTGTAGTCACTTCTGATCTGATGGCGCCAAGACAGACCATCCCATAGAATGATCACGTTGTAATGCTGGTGCAGCGCATAGACTTGACGCAAGGTGCGCAGGAAATTGTAGATCGCCTGAACCTGCAGCTCACCAATGGACAATTTCTTGCCTGAATTGGCGAAATAACCCAACGAATTACCGTCGATGATAAGATGGTGCTTTTTCATATGAACCTCGTAAAAACGGAGTGAGCGTCTGGCGAAGGACCAATCACTCACTCCGTAAAGATCCGTTCGCGAAAACGGATCGAGTTCAATACAGGCCAGGGAGGGGAACCTGCATCGAATGACCTGCGTTACTTGAGCTGGTCAAGTTCCGCGAGGATGGCGTCTGCATCACTCTCAGAGAGCATCGGTGATGCAGTCTCAGGTTCTGCTTCTGCAACAGCCGCAGGTGTTGTCTGCGACTTCACAAGCGCGGCCTGCTGCGCCTGAAGTGCCGCGATCTGTGTTGCGATGTCATTGTCTACGGGCGCGACAGCGACAGGTTCGACAACAGCAGCGACGACAGGTGCTGCAACAGGTGCAGGTGCAGCAACAGGTGCAGGTGCAGCAACAGTAGCATCTGGAACAACCGCAGACGGCGCTGTCAACGCTGCTGTGGGTGTTGCTGCTGTGTTTGCCAAGCGTGGCACTGCGATACCGGCGATCTGCTGAATTGCGTTCAGGGCTTTCTGTTCTTCGCCACGGAAGAACTCGCGCTTCACGTATTCCAACGCATCAGGCATCTTGGTGAATACATCTGCCGGAACTGGCTTGGAACCTGCTGGCGCAATCGCGACGTCATAGCTGGTGTTAAGACCCTTGCCAGTCTTGGTGATGATGATGTCCATACCGGCGTTGAGATCGGTAATGTCGATGCCTGAGTTTGGATCGCTTGGATCCTGCAAAGATGTCGCATACATCGTGATCAAATCCATGATCTTACCGAAAGTGGTCGGCGTAAGCTCCATCAGAACAGGCGTGTCGGTCTCAGGACGAATGATGACCGGAAAAATGACAGACTTCTTTTCCTTCCAGCTTTCGAAGAGTTCCTTGCTGTCCTCGTCGGTGGCATTGTCGATGGCCATCTGGATCGCAGCTTTAATAACAGAGGGCTGCTGGAAGACGGTGTCACAGTCGCCAACAACAACAAGAGGCTTGCCATTAACGTCGGCTTTGATCCAGTGAACGGCAGAGTCCTGCCAGAACTGTTCGAGCGGCTTTGAAGGGTCAATGAGAAGACGGATCTGTGTGCGACCGTCACCTGGCTTTGCGGCTTTGTTACCGCCTCCGCCTTTGTATTTGTTTGCGGCCTGACCGAGCATACGGGTGAGTGCTGGATTGATTGCCATGTGTGGCGTTCCTTTTGTGTTTTGCGTTTTGCGTTTTGAGACTTTGGACTTTGTATTTTCGACTTTGGACTTTGTGCTTTTCGTGCTGACCATGTAGCTACATAGCTATATAACTTATAGCATATTCTCGCTAGACCTGCATGTCTTTTTCACTGGGTTTTCATCGGCTTGTGTGTCGCGCTCAACGTCAGCGCTTGCTTACGTTATAGCGCGAAAATCTTGGGATGCGCTCTCTTTTATTCACCTTCCTCTTTACCTGCGCGTATGGCCTGAATCCGGGACATTGCGTCCATCGCCTGATGCTGACGCGCCTCTTCATGCGCGTTCTTCGCGGCGATACCGAGCTGACCCTTCATTTCTTCGCGACTGATCAAGCCTTGCTGAACCAGCATATCGCGGCGATGGCGAAATGCCTCTACGGCGGTCTTGGTCACGGTCTCGACGCGCTTTGCCTGTGCCAGTGCGCGCTTCATGGAGACAACACGGTCATTGCGCGACACGGCTTTCTCGAGCATTGGCTCGGTGACTTTCTCACCGGCGTCTGTCAGCTCCTTGCGCAGCTTGCGGTAAACAGCGGCTTCGGTGTTTTCGAGCAGCATCTTGACCACGTCCACCTGATGCGATGCCTGCGCCAGAAGAACGCCGTAGTGGCTGAACAAAGACGCCTGACGCATCATCGCATCCGACAGATCGTTGGTTGAATACGCAAGGTCGGACTTGAGCTTACCTGCATCTACAAAGTCGCGCACCGTGTAGGTTGACTGGGGCAGGGCACTCAGGACGGGATTGACGGGTTCGGTCATTTTATGTCTCCGGAAAGTGTGAAGTTGTGGGTGTCGGTGTGCTACGTTTACAGCTGTATTTTTCTTCACTCCGGTATCCAAAGATCAGATCAGCCATGACCTGATTAGGCTGCATGGCAGAGTCAAAGACATGACGCTCCGTCTCTTTGGAAACGGGATTATCTCCCCAGCGGCCGCATTTTAAGCAGCGCCAGTTTATGCGACCTTCATGATCACGCTCAATTATTCCGCCGACGTGAAACCAGTCACAGACCAGCCTCTTTATGAGTTTCTTCATGCCAACAACTCCGCTACTTTGTGGAAAATTCTGTTCATGTTTTCCTGCTTTTCTGGCGCGTGATAAATTTCGCCTGGATTGAAGCCGATCACCAGATTTGCATCAAGATCACGGTTGTAAACGACAGTGCCGGCGGCGTCTGACGCTTTGCCGCGGAACTCTGGCATGAACGTCCGGACTGTTGTCGTGCCCATCAAAACGATCACTGGCGGCCGCAGCATTTCAATCTCCTCGTCAAGATAAGGCTTGTAGAGGTTGATCTCCTCCGGCAGCAGCTGCGCACCGCGCTTGGGACGCTTCACAAGTGCCGTCCAGTATGCGTCGGGCACATCGAGCCCGGACTCGTAGATCGCCTCTGTAATGGCGCCTGCAGAGAGCGACAGACCCATAAGACCTGCTGTGTCTTCCTGACCATTTGGGCAATCTGCGATGATCATAAAGCGCGCATTGCGTCCGAAGCTCGGCTTGACCGGCATACCGTCTGGTGTCGCAGATGCAGGACCGTGATTGGCGCGGTAGCGATCAATCAACTCGCCAAGATATTCTTTGGTCGTCTTGTCGTTGTTCATGCTGTGGTTGATAGGCACATGCGCCGCGATCAGACCCGGAAGAAGTTCGATCTGATCCTTGATGCGACTTGGATGATTTGGCGGCTGCTGAGTAGGATCAACCCATGCAAACGCCCCAACAAGAGTGAGAACCTCACGGTGACGGACGTTGCAACTGCGCTTCTCGACCCGTGCAAGAAAGTCATCCATCGACGTAAAGCGACCAGTGACCCGTGCCTTCAGGATCGCATCGCATGTCTTGTCAGAAATGCCCTTGATCCGCTGGAACGGCATGACAAGACGTGTGTCTGTTGCAATCTCGAACCGACCCGTAGAGTGATTGATGTCAGGCACGTCCACGTTGACGCCGCAGGACTTCGCCTCACGAATGATACCGGGCAGCTTGTCGCTGTCGAGAATGGTCAAAGCCGCTGCGAAGAACTCAACAGGAAAATTGGTCTTGAGCCACATCGCCTGATAGGAGATCAGCGTGTATTCAACGGAGTGACTTTTGTTAAAGCCGTATCCGGCGAAGCCTTCGATCTTGTCAAACAGTTTTCCGGCCCACTCCGGCGCGCACTGAATTGTCGCGACGCAGCCATCAACAAAGTTGCCGCGTTCCTTCTTCATCTCCTCTGGCAGTTTCTTGCCCATGATTTTGCGAAGTTTGTCAGCACCGGCGCCGGTATATCCTGCAATCACTTGCGAGATTTTCATGACCTGCTCCTGATAGACGATCACGCCGAATGTCTCCTCGAGAACAGGGATCATGATGGGGTGGTCGTATTCGACGCTCTCAAGACCCTGTTTGCGCTTTGCGAAGCTGTCCATCATGCCTGACTCCATTGGACCTGGACGATAGAGCGCGGTGCAAGCGGTGATGTCTTCAAACGTGATGCCGCCGTCTGCGCCGAGATCCTTCAGCAACTTGCGCATGCCGCCGCTCTCGAACTGGAAGATTGCATTGGTGCGACCTTCGGCAAAATTCTTGAGAACATTCGGATCATCGAGCGGAATTGCAGAGATGTCGGGCGTGGTGCCGGTGCGCTCGGTGATATAGTCAACGCACAGCTTGATCAGGTCGAGCGTAGAGAGGCCCAGGACGTCAACCTTGACGAGACCCTGGTCTTCTACCATGCGCTTGTCAAAGCACACCACAGGGCTTCCCTTGCGGTCCTCGATCACGGCGCGCTCAACAAGATCACACCCACCAACGACGATACCGGCGGCGTGCTGCGAGAAGTTCCGAATGGTGCCCTCGAGCGCTTCCATGATCTTCCAGTGTTCTGGATAGGTGTTTGCGAATTTATCAATCTCACCCACCTCGCGACACTCCGGCAAAGATACGTTTGCGCCGTGCTTCTTCGGCACGAACTTCGAAACCGAATATTCACGATCCGACAGACCCGTAACGCGGCCCACATCACGAATGGCAGATGCAGCACCAAGCGTGCCAAAGTTAGACACACCTGCCACGCGGGAGCGGCCGAACTTCTGCACCAGATAATCGACAATCTCGTGCCGCCGTGAGGACATGAAATCAAGGTCAGCGTCTGGAAGATCGAGACGCTCGGGGTTGATGAAGCGCTCGAACAGAAGACCAAAGCGGATCGGGTCGCATTCAGTGATGCCCATCAGATACGCAACCAACGAACCACCAACGGAGCCACGGCCCGGACCAACAAGAATGCCGCTTGTCTTTGCGTGAACGACGATGTCCTGCACCAGCAGAAAGTAGCCGGAGAAGTTCAGCTTCTTGAGGATCTCCAACTCATACTTGAGGCGGGGTAGATACAGGTTTTTCTGATCCTCGACAGTCGGCTGATGTCCGAAGACGGGCGCAGAGAAGCGCAGCCGCCAACCCTTCTGACATTCGGCTGTCAGCTTAGTGAACTCGTCCGGCGCCATCTTGGGCAGCGTCACAGCCGCTTTCTCCCAAACGTAGCTGATGCTATCCACAATCGCCTTTGTGTTCGTCAGACCGTCGCGCCAGAGCTGCCCTGCGCCCGTGACGCCGCGCGCTTCCAAATGCGCCGCTGATGTTTTGACGTGACCGACCATTTCAGACAGACCCATCAAGTGCATGTCGCGGTTGTAGCGCGACTTGAACCAACCATCGGTGATCTTGTCGTTGTCGGAAATCGCCGTCATAATCTCTTGCACGTCTGCACCATCTTCGGTGTAGAGGGCAGGGCGGATCACAAGCGGCAATACGCGCGTTGTGGCGCACAGACCGGTTGCGATCTGATTGACACGACCCCAATACGGCGTGTTGATCGGCACAAGCGGTGCGTAGACGTGTTCACTCTGCTTGCGGCAGCGCTTGGCGATGTTCTCAATGTCGGGATGCTCAAGCACAGATGCGCCATCACCCAGCACGACCACAAGATCATCGGTCAACTCGGCAAAGAAATCGTCAAAGCTGAGTTTGGGAACGTAATAGAACCGCTGCTCACTGCTGGCGAGCGTCAACAGGCGGAAAACAATCTTCATACCTGTGTCGTTGCGCGGATAGACCGTCAGGAAGTATTCCCGCGGCATATGCTTTTTCTTCTCGCCCTTGGCTGGGCGCCAGGTTGCATCATCTGTCAGGCGCAGACGACAACCAATAATCGGACGCAGCCCAGCTTTCTTGGCGGCGTTACTGAAATCAATCAAAGCGGTGACGCTCATTGTATCTGTAAGACCAACAACACCCGCTCCGATCGCTTTCGCACCGGAGACGAGTTTGCCTATGGTCAGAATGCTCTCGCCGATGGAGAAGTCAGAGCGCGCTGCAAGAATGGGGTTCATTACAAATACCCCATCTGATTACCGACGACGATCAGGAGAACGACGGCTAAAACATAAAGCCACGTCCGCATTATCACCACAAATATCGCAACAAGTCCTAAAGTCGCGAGTGACGCCAGAAGAATAGAAAAGGCGAACAAGAGCGCAAAGAAATAGGCGAAGAACTCACCAACTTTTCCGACAAGATTAAGCATTCGCATTCTCCTTCAGAGAGATAAGACCATCATTACTTATGACAGCGCCCACATGTGTAAGCGCGTAAATGGCGACACGCGCATAAATTCTCGCGGTCTCGGGCTGCAATTTCAAATGCGAGACATAGGCCATCGTCAGTGTCTCGCGGTCGATCGGACGTTTGAGCCGAAGCAGAAGGTGACAGGCCACGCGCAACGTCGGCATCGTCTTGTCAAACGGGTTTTCGCCACGCTGTAACTTGCCAACAACGTCGAAGTTGCCATTGTCCAGCTTGTCCAACAAATTCTGAACGCGCTGCGGCAGGCGAAAGGCGGGACGATCTTCGACAACCTCGGGTGCTTTCAAGACAGGTTTGAAAGCAGGCTCCGCAATGCCAAACTTTGCCCGAAGTAACTGCGCATTGTGCAGCGCGACAGGACCGCAATTGCCCATGAAGCTACATGATTTACAGGTCAGCTCCGCCTTTTGAAACGCGATTGCTGATCCGAAACAGCCCGGCGCGTAGTTTGGAATGATACTGCTCACTTGTTCATCCTTTTAGTGACCTTCTCGATCTCCTTGAAGATTTTCGTGCGCTCGGTGCGCGTTGCACCCATGACGCCAAAAACATGAGAGGCCATCAAGCTGCGCGACACGGAATAGGTAATGTCCATTGACCGGGCATGTTCCGCTTTTGCATCAAGACGTCTCAACTCCTCAAGGATCTCCTCTGGCGGGTTTGCGATCATCGTAACGAATGACCGAGCCCGTGGTGTTAGGCGACTGCACACCAAATCGAGATGCTGAGACTTGGCGATATGCTCGACGGGATCGACGGCGTCGGTGTCAGCGATAATATCACCAAGAGAACCAGCATCATCGCCTTCAGATCCTTTGGTTTGCGCATCCAAAGACAAGGCGGTGATTTCGCTGTGAACCTTTTCGAACTGGTTCAGAACATGCCGGTTAATGTGCAATTTCATACCGCGCATCAGGTATGTCGAAAACTTGACGCCTTGCTCTGGGTCGAAATTGTCACGCGCGATACACCAAGCACACCATAGCTCCTGCTCGATGTCAGAAAACTGGGCAGTTTTTGCACCCAAGCTCCTCAATCTACGCATAACTTTGTGAGCGAACCACAGCACAAGGCGGCGGCTCGCTTCTGGATCGGCATGATTGCTCACTCTGGAAAAATCCTGCTCATGTATTCAACAGCTGCCCGGCGGTTCACGCGCGACAGGCGGTTTGCGTAAGACAACTCAAGTCCGGTTGAGAACTTGCCGCCGAGGGAGCCGGCGATAATACAAGCACCGATCAACTCGCGCGGCGAGACAGGCATGTCAACTTTGCCCTCTGCGAACATACGGCGCATTTCGTTGCCGAACTTCACAACCTTCGCAGCGTCACTGCGCGGCACACCGGTCTTAGCAACGAGAATTGTCTCCTCGATCTTCGGATCGAGATATTTGACTTCGTCCACAATGCGGAAGCGTGAGTAGTTTGCAGCGTTCTGGATCAACGTGCCTTGATAGAGGCCAGTTTCGTCACCAATGCCGTTTGTGTTGCCGGTTGCGCAGATGCGGAACTCAGGATGCGGAATGATCTTGCGCAACGCAGGAGGTGCATCTTTAATCAACAAGGGCTCGCCTTCGAGAACTGACTGATACACGGCAGTTACAGATGGCATCGCGAAGTCATATTCATCTGCGCAATACACCCATCCATTGATCATTGCTGTTGGCAATGGGCCAAGCTGAAACTCGGTCGCGCCGTCACGCACTGTCCACTGCCCGAGAATTTCGCTCTCCTGCATGTTGATGGTGTGCTGAACGCGCAAGAACGGACGCTTTGTGCGCGCTGCGACCTGCTGCAACACTGACGTCTTACCAGTGCCGTGCATGCCCCAGAGATAAACCGGAAGGTTCAGCTCCATGCCGATGATGACCTTCTTGACGAGGTCAATGTCGAACACATACGCATGATCGACCTGCGGCATATAAAGCAGAGAGTCGGTGTCGTGACCGGTGAACATCTTGATGTTGATCGGATTGCCTTTTGCGTTGCGCGCAGCGGGCGCATTGCCAAGATCGAACACGTCATGAAACGGCGCTTGTGAAAAGGTGAAAGACTTACCAGAGGACACAAGCGTATCCTGACCAGCTTTTGCATTTGCGACGGCTTCGCGCATTTCTTTTTCCTTTTTGGCAAGTGCGTTCTTTGCCGTCTCGGAGAGCAGCGATGCGTCAGGATATTCCTGCTGATAGCGGTCAATCGTCCAGTCTGGGTGATTGCGCTTGATATGCGATTGCACGGAGTGAACGCGCACGTTGTCGATGTGGCACAATACCCGATCGTCCGTCGCGGTTGCGGCGTTTGCTTGGTCAGTCATTTTGATTTCCCTCTAAGATCAAACATGTTTCGCGACATGCTTTATACTTCACACATTACTTACTTTTTGAGCGGGGTGCAATTGGGAAGTAACTCCCCAATTACTTATTTTCTTAACCCAGAAGTGCTTTAATTTCGGACATGACCTGTGTTGGCAGATCATCCAGGTTGCTCAAGATCACATGGTTCTTGTAGAACTTGGAGACGTTGCGATCCTTGATACCAATGCCGATACACTCGATGCCGGTTTTCTCCAGATCCTCGACA